TTTTAGACACTTTCTTTTGATTTATATGTAAACTATTGTCTTTTGTTTTTTTGTGTCTTATTTTAACGTTTTTATAAGTTTTACCATTTACAACTATTTCTTTTGTGTTGTCTATTGGTTCAATTATAATTTCATCTTCAGTTTTATCTATTTTACTATTGTTGTTTATTTCAGTATTTTCATTAGTCTTAACTTCTGTTTTTACATCAACAACTGAAACACTATCTTTTTTTTCTTCTAAATGTGTTTTATTTACTTTTCTACTTCCACAAGATAAAAATACAATACTAACTAAAATATAAATCAGCTTCTTCATTTCTTCTATTTGTTAAACCATTAAGAACTTTACCACCAGCTTTATTCCATCTTAAAAATTCTGCTTTAATAGTCAAATCATTTGGATTTCTATTTACTTTTTTTAATAAAGTACTTGAACTAAAATTACCAGTTCCAACATTATAAGCAAATGAAACTAATGCGTTAAATTGATTTTGATTTATATTTGATGTTACTAATGTATCTACTCTTTTTGCAAATCTATTAGCTACTTCTTTAAACATATCAAATGCTTGTTGTTTAGTTATATCTTTGTCTAATAAAGTTACTCTTTTACCATCAGGATAGTATGTATTTCCGTAACCTATTGTTGGTATTTTAGCTGGACACAAATAAGGTTTTAAACTCAATCCTTCGTGTTTAGTTATAAATAAATAACCTTTATTGTCAAGTTTAGGCATATCTTAAATTTGTTTTATGTTTATTAATACCTTTTAATTGCATAATTAATGTTGTTTCTTTTATATTATAAATAAATGAAGCTTCTCTAATTGAATTATAAAATATTCCATTACTAATATCTATCAAAACTTTTGAACAATTAGATTTTTTTCCTTTTTTAGCTAATGATAAATTTGTTTTATGTTCTTGTGAAAAGTTTTTACCTAACCAAAATTTAGAATTATTATCAATCATTTTTTTTATTGTTGTGTTAGATAGTGTAGTTCCTAATAATTTTTTAGATATTTTATCTTTAGTTTCTTTACAATATTTTCCTTTAGTCCAATGACTTTTACTTAAATTTAATTTAGTTTCTTCACTTAATAAACCACTTTTATCTTTTGATTTAGTTAATTTACAATTTAATCCATTTTTACCTATTGCTGAATATAAATCTTGATAATATCTTTCATTATGGTTTAACTCATCAATATTACATTCTAAAACAATTTCAAATTTATGTTTATCAAAACCATATTTTTTAAATGAATTATATAGTCTTATTTGTTTTTTACAATTAATAGAATTATAATTTAAAAATCTTTTTTCAATATTTATACTTTGACCTATATAAATTTTATTTGTTGGACTTGTTATTTTATAAATTCCTATCATAATATAAATATAATAAATTTACCTTTGTTATCCAATATCATTTGTTTGATTTTTTATAGCTTTCAAATTGCTTTTTTAATGCTTCGTGGTCTTTCTCTAATTGAATATATTTGCCTTCTAATACATCAAATTTATCTTTCCAATATTTACTTGCTTCTACTTCTTTTGCATAAGCTAAATACAAATCATTAAACTGCTTTTGTAAACTTCTAACATCATTTCTTAATTCTGCAATATCATTACTTTGTTCAACATTACAAGCTTTTAATTCATCCCTATCAGCTTTTAAATCATCAACTAATGCATCATAAATAGTTTGAACTTTATTTAAAAAATCACCATTACTATTTTTTAATTCTACTTTTTTAGCTTGTTTACCACCAAAAACCCAAGCTAAAGGTGCTGATAAAAACCCTAAAATAGCTAACCAATTTTCAACTAAAAAATTCATTATATTACTATTGCTTCGGCTTGTTGAAATATTTCGTCTACTTGGTCATCAGTCATTTGTGTAACAGATTGAATAAACAAAACAGTTTGGCTATATCTTTCTATTGTTGTGCCATAGTTCCAAACATTTTTAGCAGCAGTTTTTGTTGGCTCATCTAATTGGTCTAAAGCACTTTCAATAGTTGTTACTAAATTCATTAAATTTAAAATAGTTCTTACTCTCCAAAGTTGACTTTCTATTGGTGTTTTATCTTTAAATGCTTGTTCAATTTCAGCTGGTGTTGCTCCTTCGTAAAATTCTCTTGTATCAAAATTAAAATAAGGTTTAACCATTGGAACTTGTAAAAGTTCATCGATTAAAGTTTCAGTTTCTAAACATTCGTTATTTAAAGTAACTCCAACAACTTGATTTGTTGCTATTTCTATTATTGTTTTCATATTAATTTGAGATTGAGAACATATTACCGATTATACTGTCTCCACTATTATTTAAAATAATAGTAGCAAATATAAAAAATTGATTTGCTGGGTTTAAAGTAGTTGAACCTAAAGAACCACCTTGTGCTGTAATATCAGTTAATCCACTTGTTGTAAACATAAAACCATATAAATTACCACCATTTAAATTAAAATTTCTTTGTAAAACATTTACTTGAGCAGTTGCACTTCCACTATATAAAGCAATAGTAGGAGCTCCAGAAATAGTGTTTGTAGTATTTACTCTAATTCTCAAAGCATAAGTTCCTAACGCAGTTGTTTTATTTACTCCATATAAGACCTTAATAATATCAGTACTACTAAAAGCACCCGCTGGAATTGTTGCAGTAAATATCAAAGTTTCAGCAGTTGTTCCGGTATGAACTGTTTGCGAAGTTTGTATGCTTCTAAATGGACTATATGATAACACAGCTTGTTTTAAAGCTAACGCATCAAAAACAGCGTTTTGACTTGGTGCTTTGTCTGTTACTCCATTTGTAATACTGTCCTCTATTATGGTTTTATTTTTCCAAAGGTCTGTTGAAGTTTCGTAAGTTAATGCTTGATTGTTTAATGGTGTATCTATAAAGACATTGTGAAGCTCATCAAGTTCCCACCCGTTCATAATCTTTACATAAATCTTACCATTTACAGAATGTGCATATTCAACATATCCTAAAATAACAATATGACCAGTAGCACCTGTTGGCTTAATATTTGTAATTTTACCAGCAGTTGTTGGACTTAAATATAAAACATCACCATCTGACCAAGTTTCACTTTGTAAACTTCCAGTTGTATTAATACCTTCTAATTGACCTACTGTAATAATAAATCCTTCTTGATTTGTTGCAATAGTTTCTGTTACTATTCCTAATGTATCTGCTGAATTATTATCATTGTTTGCTTGTGCTAAATTAACTGCTAATCTTTGACCTTGAGCGCCACTTATTCTAACAACTTGATATGCTGCTTTTGTTAATGTAGTATTTGGTGTTACTTTATTAACTACTCTTGCAACTAAATCAACTCCATTTTTTAATATAACATTCCCACCTTTTAAAGTTGTTTCTGTACTTCCTATTGCATCATTCCATTTTGTTGTTGCTACTGCTGCTGTTCCAGTTGGTGTTGTGTCTAAAGTTAATTGACCAGCTTTTAATTCATATTCACCTAAATCTACATTTGTAGTTGCACCAGTATAAGGTACAAAATCATTTGTATCAGGTATATCACTTAAAAAAGCTAAAGTTCCATCGTTATCTTGTAAAGTATATTTTCTGCTTTCTGTTAAATCAGTTGTTGAAATACGAGCCATAATAGTACCATCTTTTGAAAGTACTGTTTGACCATCTTCATCAGCAGTTGCATTTTCTCCTAATAAATTTACATTATTAAAAGTATTATTAACACCAGCACTTTGACCAATAGCATTTATGTTTAAACCTGAATTATTTGAAGCTGATGAAGTTCCAAAAGCATTTACAAATGTTCCAGAATTATCAATAGCTGCTTCAAAACCAAAAGCATTTACATCAGTTCCTGTATTATTATAACCAGCATCTGTTCCTTGAAAGTTATTATTATCAATTAAATCGTTATTGTTATCTAATACTTGTTGAAGTGTAGGTAATGTTCCAGTTATAAAATTCCAAACTGCTGCACCTTCTGTTGGGTCACTACAAACATATAAATCACCATTATCTAAAATCCATCTTGTGTTTTGAACAAAACCTTTAGTTACATCATCAGTTGCAGTTGGTGTATATGTAAGATTATGTGATACTTCACGAATAATAGTTCCACCATCATTCATTATATAAAGTCTACCAGCTTCCCATTTATGTTCAAATCCTACACCACATATTTGTGAAATACCTTTACTACCACCATTTCCAGCATCAATAGTTCCTTTTTTAAGCATTGAACCATTATCTAAAATAATAGCATCACCATTTGAAATACTTATATTTTCACCATCAGTTATATTACCTAATACTAAAGTTTCTGCAAGTGTTTGTGAACCACCACCACCTGTTACTTTATTTATGTTTACTGTAATTAGATTATCAACTACATTAATAGTAACTTCTTCAACAGTTTGTTCTACGTTTATATCTATAATATCACTCATTATCTTGTTACATCGTTTTTAATTAGAAAATTACCACTTATGTAAGTCTTAACAGTTCCATCACCAAATTCAATTTCTATATCATATAAATAATTATATGCACAAATATCAATTACCTGCTCATTAATCTTAAATAAACCATTTGCATCATCAGTAATTGTTATACCAGCATTATCTACTGAAGTTAAAGATAAAAATGGAATACCACCATATTCTTTTCTTAACTGCATTTTAATAATAGCATCTTCTAAACTATATGGTTCATCGTTTAATAGTAACTCAAAAGTTACTTCTTCAAATGTGTCTCCTTTAATGCTTTGAAAATTTAATCCCATCTTTAGTTTTGTTTTCTATTTTTTTTAAAAATATTTCTAACTTCTTAACGTTAGCTTGTTTTGGTTTATATTTATTTATCATAAAACCCAACCTGTAAAATAAGCATCTTTATCAGGATACATATCACCATTTGAATTGGCATTAT